GCAGAGCACTTGAACGAATTGCCGAACATAAGGTGCGTCAGCAATCTTATGATACTATTAAAGAGTATATTGAAGAATTGAACAATATTAAAAACGAATTAAAAAATCTTGTATAATGAATGTAAAAGCACTGTTTAATGCAGTAATCGTCAAGCAAATCGAGCAAGACGAAAGCACATACGGCAACATTGTCGTCCCAGATATGGGTAAGGAAAAAAATCTTCGTGGAGAAGTAATGTCTGTTGGTCCTGGTTATTATTCGGCTATGGGTAACTTTATTGAAACTACTGTAAAAGTAGGAGATGAAGTACTCCTCCCATCAATGGGTGCCACTAAAATAGATTACGATGGAGAAGAATATTTAATGATTGAAGAAAATAAAATCCTAGGAATTGTAGAAAAATGAGTAAAGTAACAATTGTAAACTACGGAGACGACTCCCGTAAAAAGCTGATTAACGGAGTTAATCAACTTGCAGATGCAGTCGTAACTACTTTGGGACCTAATGGACGAAATGTAGTAATTCAAAATGATCAAGGAGTACCTCAAAGTACTAAGGATGGTGTAACTGTAGCCAAAGCTATCGAACTTGAGGATACTGTTGAAAATACAGGTGCTCAACTCGTTAAACAAGCTGCCATTCGTACTGCTGAACAAGCAGGTGACGGTACCACTACTTCTACTTTGTTGGCTCGTGAAATTGTAAACGCAGGACGTCGTTACAGTGATAAAGGTCATAATATTGTAGAAATTAAACGTGGTATTGACAAGTGTGTAAAAGCATATGTAGATAACCTTCGTGACCAATCACAAGATATTTCTAGTGAAGACCAACTCCGCCAAGTAGCTACTATTTCAGCTAATAATGATACTGAAGTTGGTGAGTTGATTGCTACTGCTATGGAAAAAGTAGGACGTGATGGTGTAGTTACCATTGAAGAATCACGTACTGGTGAAACTTATCTTGAGACAGTAGAAGGTTTGCAATTTAACCGTGGTTTTAAGTCACCTTATTTTGTGACTAACAACGACACTATGACTGCTACTCTTAAAGATACTGCAATCCTTTTCTATAACGGTAGAATTACCACAGTAAAAGATTTGCTTCCATTGTTGGAGAATTTGTCTCAACAAGCAAAATCACTTCTTATTGTTGCTGAAGATATTGATGGTGAGGCACTTGCTACCCTTATTGTAAACAAAATGAGAGGTATTTTGAACGTTTGTGCTGTTAAAGCTCCTGATTTTGGTGATCGTCGTACTTTACTTATGAATGACATGGCTACACTTACTGGTGGTCAAGTTGTTGATAAAGATAAAGGTATGAAACTTGATAAATTTGACCTTAATTGGTTGGGTCAATGTCGCACAGTTACAGTTTCTAAAGAACAAACAACTATTGTTGATGGTGCTGGTGAAGAAGAAGCAATCGAACGTTTATGTACTGAACTTCAGTCACAAATTGAAAATTCAACTTCACCATTTGAAACTGAAAAACTTCAAGAACGTCTTGCTAAGTTGATTGGTGGGGTAGCAGTAATTCACGTTGGTGGTAATACTGAAACTGAAATGCGCGAAAAGAAAGATCGTGTTGATGATGCTCTCCAAGCCACTAAAGCAGCTATTGAAGAAGGAATCATTCCGGGTGGTGGTGTAGCACTTCTTAGAGCAAGTGTTGACACTAAATGTAAGCCTGAGAATGATGATCAGAAACTTGGGTGTAATATTATGTTTAATGCTTTGCGTAAACCATTCCAACAAATCTTGTTGAATGCTGGACGTGAAGATGTACATAGTGTTGAACATACTGTACAACGATCTAAAAATAAAAATATAGGTTATAATATTAAAACTGGTAAGTGTGAAGATTTCCTTGAAGCAGGGATTATCGATCCTACCAAGGTTACGCGTTGTGCTCTCGAAAATGCTGCCTCAATTGCTGGTACTATTCTATTAACTGAATGTACAGTAGTTAATAAACCTCAAGAAAACCAAGAAGAGGTTGGAGGCATGCCTGGAATGTTTTAAATTTAGATAATGTCTGAATTTCAAACAATAGAGAATAAACAACTGATCGCAGATAGAGTTCCACCGGGTGACCGGTGGGCTCTTACTGCAGATCCCTCTAAGGTAGTGTATGAATCTATTACTGAAGCTTTAGAGGCATATTTTCAACAAACTCGATTTAATGCTGCTTTTTATCTAGATCCACTGGGTGGTAAATTGTATGCTGTTAAGAGAGAAGAAGTTGAAATCGAACCAGAACCTATCAAAACATTTGATTTTTATGGAGACAACTATTAATAATAGTTTGTGGGTAGAAAAGTACCGTTCACAAAAGTTAGAGGATTATGTAGGAAATGATCATCTTAAAGATGTTATGGCTAAGTATATTACTAGTAATGACATGAATAATATGATCTTTTATGGCCCTGCGGGTACAGGAAAAACAACCTTAGCTAAGCTGTTGGTTAATAACCTTAATTGTGAATACCTTTACATTAATGCTAGCGATGAAAGAGGTATTGAAACCATTAGAGATAAAGTATCAGGGTTTGCTAGTACTATGTCGTTTAAACCACTCAAAGTGGTAATCCTTGATGAGGCCGATTTTCTTACCATCCAAGCCCAGGCTTCTCTCCGCAATGTTATTGAAACGTTCTCTAAAAGCACTCGGTTTATTTTAACTTGTAACTATGTAGAGCGTATTATTGATCCTCTACAATCACGTTGTCAAGTACTTAAAATTGTACCTCCTAGCAAAGGTGAGGTAGCAAAACATATTTTTAAAGTACTTTCCAATGAAAACGTTCAACATAGCACTGAACATCTTAAAGATTTAGTAAATCAATACTACCCAGACGTACGTAAAATGCTTAACGTATGTCAGATGTCTGCTAAAGACGGTGAATTAGAATTAGATAAACAAACACTTGTATCATCTAATTATGTTGATAAAGTGATTGAATTATTGCCTAATAAAAAGTCATTTAAGCAAATTAGACAAGTAATTGCTGATTCCAACGTACAGGATTTTGAAGCGCTATATAAAGCTCTATATGAGCGTATGGACGAGTACACTTCACGTCCTGCAGAAGCTATTATTATTATTGAGGAATACATGTATCACTCTAATTTTCGAATTGATAAGGAAATTAACGTGATGGCCTGTATTTCTAAATTACTTGATATCTCTGGTAAAGTTGTTCTATAAAGACATTATAGAATTTGGGGATAGAAAATTTTTATTGTATCGTACAGTAAGGATTAATGAAAAAATAGATGCTAATATAATAAAAGAGTATTGGCATTGTGACACAGTATTAAAAAAAGAAAACATATATTATTTTTGTAACGAAATTAAAGCTATAGATTATGAAGAAATCTGAAATTCAACAACAGCCTCAAATTGATTTGAGCAAAACAACAGTTATTAACACTGGAGATGGTGGTCAAATTTTCCAACAAGGGTTTGTTCTCCGTAGAGTATCCCGTTTTATTACAGGAGGTACTGAGGACTCGGTAATGCCAATCCCAGTATTTTATGATCCTGAAACTAAAAAGATTTTGGGAGAGGGTTTGCCACCTGAACTCCGTAGTGAGTATGACACTATTTGATTGGTTAAAAGAGTTAACAGGTAAAAAACGGGATTGGGACTCCTTCTCGGATAAAGAGAGGGAGTCCTTTAATCCTTATATGGTTAATCGTTTTTTATCTATGCATCAACCTTTTGTTGAACTAGTCAATTACGTTCAAACCATTCCTTATACTGACAAGAAAAAATATTACACAGTATATTGTCAGTTACTTCCTAAACAAAATGTTTGGCTTAAATATATCAAACCAAAAATGAAACAACCAACTACAGAATTAGTATCAGCTATTGCTGAAATTATGGAATGTTCCCGACGTGAGGCTGCAAATGCTGTTATGACATTAGATAACGATCATTTAGAAGAAGTGCTTTATAAAGCAGGTTATCAATCTAACGAAGTAGCTAAAATGTTTAAGTAATGGACAGTATTGTAACCTCAGTTATAGAACAATTCAAAACTCGATCAGAGTTTGGTGAAAAAAAGTATGG